TGATCTTTGGGCACTTCAGTATTCTACCCACAGCTAGTGAGTTTAGTGCATCGATCTTGATTCCTTCTGAAACAGATACCTCGAGGGAAGATGGCTCCAATCTCCATGTTCCGTATTGCCCCTGGCGCCTGGTCATGGGACTGCGTTCTCCACTGAAAGTGCCTGTGTATATCCGGCCTCCTTCAGTGGGCACAATAGCAGGATTTAGACCCTCAGCATAGTAGTTGCATAGCTCTTCCTGATCATGAGCCAACGTGTCTTCATTGATGTATTTGTTGAATGTGGTCTTGTCAAAATCATCTAGCCACTGCTTGATGGCTTCAAGAGACCCAGAAAACCCAGTTGAGATCCCATCAGTAACTCCCAGCAGTTCCATGAACAGCAAGGAGTATTTTTCCTCCTCGTCACTTCCATTCAGACGGAACTTGGGAAGGTGGATCTGCTTACCCACAAAATTGGCATTCATCCCCTCAATCTTGATGCCTTCAGAAGCAGTGACCTTTGTGTCAGAGGGGAACATCCTCCAACTGGTGCTGGCATTCCAACGCATCTCTTGAACCAACCCTCCCTCTGCAGGGATGGCGATTGCATCCAAGGTGCCGAACCTCTTGCACAGTTCCTTCTGATCAGGAGTGAAGTTGAGAGGAAACTCATCAGAATCTTCTGGTCTGTTTCCTGGCCAATCCAGGCTCGTGTTGAGGGCCTTGACATGTTTGTCGTATATGGAATATGTGGTCTTTTCGAAGTTGTTGACCCACTCCACGATCTGTTTGGCAGTCCCGTTGAACCCGGTCGTATAGATGGTGTCCAGCTTCCTACCATTGAAGCACAGAGCATAGACCGTGTCATCTTCGGGAGTGAGAGGTTCCTCAGGAGGATTGTTTCTCATCACTTCGGAGTCTCTCAGTTCCCCGGCTTGCTTGGCTTTTCCTTCAACCAAGCCATGAATCAGATCCTTGGACTCTTCGAACAGAGTGACAATGCCTGGATGGTAATCTTTCGGGTTGTCCTTGATGTCCTGCTCAATCTCTTCCAGGGTAAACCACTCGATGCTGTCATTCTCCCACTCATGACCGAAGGTCGGCTGGAAGGCGAACTCCTCGTCCACCACACCGATGAAATTTGAATATGTGAAATCTTCTTTCTTAAACACGAAGGCAGCATGAGTCTTGATGGGACCTGAATACCCGGTCTCTTCCTGCAACTCAGTCCTAGCACTCTCTTCGGGAGACATATCCTTCTTGACCGCTCCACCCAGGGTGCCCCAGCAGTTGCCCTCTTCGACCTTATCGCTTCTCCATGCCAGACAGATCCGCTTGGTCTCGCTGCAGATCGGAACGACACCAGAGGACTGAGCTTTCCAACTGTCGTCTGAAGCAGTCCTCTTGATCACTTCATTGAACGGAATGAAGGAGTCCTTGTCACCCTTGTTCTTCATTTCCAGACGAATCCCTTCAGCCGTCGAAACATTATTGCCTTCATCCGATTCTTTGAAGTTAGGAGATATCCATGCACGGACTTTTCCACCCTCTGTGGGAAAGGCATACAGAGCGAAGTATTTGGCCGTGAACTGGTTCTTCTCACTGTCACGTGCCCACTCAGTGATCTCAGGTAGCGTCCCGGTCATGCTTGTGGGCTGCAGCATGGGAGTTCTCTGGTCTTGCATGGTGACATAGAACAGAGAGTACCGATCATCCTCTTCCTCGCCAGCCGTATGAGGTCCTCCCTTTTGGGTGCGGACCATTCCCTGTCCTGGCTGGTTCTTCGTGGTGTGAGCACAGAACTTCAGGGCCTCGTCGTTGGACAATGGGACTCCGAACCAGACATCATTCACGCTGTTTTCACCAGAGGACTCGACTACCTTACCATCTTTCAATCCCCAGGTGTGCTGATGCCAGCCTTGAAAGTTGTGGCCATACCCGATGACGATGGTGTCTATCTTCCCCTTTTCATAGAGAGTCGCGATGTTCCAGTGACAGTCGCCTTCAGACATGGGGATAAGAGATGGACGTCCTCTGTAAGCAACTCCTCTATGAGCGATAGCTGTTGAGTCGGGATCGTTCTTTAGTTGACCTCCACTTGTAGTGTCTCCTGGCGCCAGACTACGAAGTTTCTTGGTCAGTTCTGCTGAAGATCCCTCCTTGAATAGAGCAGGATTCATCTCTTCAAGAGGCAATATCTCGTTCTCATCCTGGCGGTTGTCAGGATCTAGAGCCCATCCGTTAGACATTGGTTCGAATTCTGGACGGGTAGCGAGAGGAGGATTCTTTCTGCTCACCAGTTCCTCCTACTGTCCGTGTCTCCACAAGCCATAGGCTTCCATGGGATCGTCGACGATTTCAACTTCGTCGGGATCGTCATCCAGAGTCAGGTCATATCTGCGACATTCCGGATTCATGCATTTGCGGACCCGCTTGTGATCAGGAGTGCCCGAGGGTTCCCACTCGAGCTTGTGTTCACAGTCAGGACAGTAATCGCAGTTGGGGCACTCACCTTCTGCCGTGTCTCCCTTGCAGTTTTCACACACATCACAGTTGGTGCAACGACCCTGCTCATCGAACTTCTTCTCACCGCAGTTTGCACACTCGCCTTCACTGTTGATGGCGGCCTGCTTTAGAAGTGGATGTTTCACGTTTGCCTCTTTCTTTGCTGATGCCATCGAAAGTTGTGTCCATCTCATCTGGTTATAGTCATCATCTTGGCTACTGCGCGGCACTTCTTTCTTCTTCACATGCACGATTGAATCCGGATACATGTCTTGATACATACCAGCGACTTCTTCAGCCGTTCCAGGATTGGTAACAACCTTGTCTTCGGCTGGGAAGTCAGCATTCTGGAAGTGAACATGCCACTCACCCGGCTTGCCGTCAATGATGATGTGATCAACTGGTCCAGACTCTGCCTTCTTGGTGCTGGCGTTCATCTTGATTTTCACCATGTCGAGTTCGCCGGTGATTGCACGACGTTCCGACATATCCAGCATCGGATCAGCTAACTCTCTTTCGAGGAATTTCTTCCGTCTCTTGAGTTCTTCTGGATCCATTTTCGAAACCTTCTTCTTCATTCTCCTGAACTGCTCAGGATTCACGTTTTCATTCCAATTCCACTGCAAACTGGGATGATTGACTCCTGTCTCATCTTTCTTTTCGACAGGGTCCGCATGGACGACCGGATCGGCGATCTTGTGAGACTTGCCATTCTTCCGAACTTGGATGTCACTGGCAAACTTGACTGGAGCGGCATCGTGACTTGGCATGAACCCGCCACACTTTTCTCCACAGATGTCACAATCTCCTCTCTCGTCATGATCGTAGAATCCATGACCACAAATGCAAGAGGGATTGTCCTCGTTCCGCCAGGGAGCATCCTCGTTCATGGTTCTATGAGGGTGACCTTCTGGTAGCTTCTTGCGAGGCACATGATACTGTTCACCACTGGCATCTGTGAAGCCGGCAACATTCTCGTCGCTGATCATGGGATCGTACTCAGCTTCAGGATGCTTGGGATGAGATCCTGCCTGCTTGGCGTTCATGAGATAGATCTCTTGAAGAGTGTCTTCATCCTGATCAGTGATGGGATACCGCTCTTCTACCGGAGTCTCCTCATCTTCCCATCTGTTCAGAAGTTTGTGCTTCGTAGCGAATGGGTTTGACTCCCTCTTCTCAGAATGCTGACGCTGTGGCATCGGAGCCTGACACCAGTCACAATACTTGTTTTCTGGGTTGTTGGGATGCTCACATTCCTCGCAGTAATTGGGGTCACCTGGACCCGGCTCCCAATTGGGATCGATGACGGCCTTCTTCGGAACAAACGCGGCGAAACGAGGTCCACCCTGTGGCTCTTGTACTCTTCGTTCCTCTTTCTTCTGCTCGTCTACATAAGCTGCATAGTCGGAGGGACGTTCCCACAGAGTCTTGTTGCAGTGCTGAAACTGTTCAGGAGTGGGAAGAGGAGCACCAGCGAACAGCCGATGTTGCAGCAACTTCTTAGACCCGAACATCTTCATGTCTTTGAGTTCCTGCTGGTCTGCATCACTGAAGGGATTGTCCTGCTGTTGAGGCTTAGGGAGCATCCTCTCCAGGTACTCAATGGCATCATCGATTGATCCCCAGTCGACATCAAGCTGATTTGCAAGATCCTTCTTGGCCTCGATCTCCTTCTTGATCTGCTGAAGTCGAGAGATGGTGATGGGGAGATACCGGGGATCGTCTGTACCAGCCTTCTTGAGACTGCCGTTCTTGGGTCCTTCGAATTCCCTCATCCCTGGATACATCTTCTGGAACTGCAACCAGGCTCTCTCTTCCGCTCCCTCGTACTGTCTTTGAGCATGGTGATCGCCCAGATATTCCGATCCCAGATTGTTCATTTCCCGAGACAAGAGGTTCATGTATGTGCGACGTTCTTCAGGACTCAACACGACCAGCTTCTTGCGATTGAAGATGCCGCCGGACTTGGTGCGAACCATCTCGTCTCGTGGAACAGATGTGGTCGTGAATGGCTTGGACTCTTTCCCGTGAGCGCGATTCCATAGTTCAGACTGAATCTTCTGGAACTCACGAAGTTCGTCCTGTCTGTACAGCAGCACTCCCCAGCGACGCTCTGCTCTCTTGTTGATCTCCTCAAGCCGTGCAAGCAGTTCTTCAGTCGTGCTGCTGGAAACCTGCTCGTGTTCAACATCCCGGTCCTTTGGTTCAAAATCGCGACTTGTCCAATTGACTCCTGCAGTCTTCTTCGGGCACTTGCAGTACTCCTTCAGATAGTCGCATTCGGGGCAATAGGCTTTCTGCTCAGCCTCGTACTCCTTCTTGCATTTATCATTGCAGAAGTGGGGTCCACGCAGGGATTCGGAGTGGCTGTAGGTGGTGATGTGACGACCACACTGTTCACACTCAGCAGATCCTAGGATGGCTGCGGTCCGGCTGTTGTAACTTCTGAGAAGAGGATTCATCGAAACTCCCGAACACACGATGTTCTACAATGTATTTAGAAGTTGGAGCGGTGTGCGGTATTATGTAGATATGAGCGTAGATACCCTGAATTCCTTCATAGAAGAGCGGGAAGAGATTCGTGTGAGGAAGGAATCGGGCCAGCCATGGCCCTGGACTTCCAACGTGATTTTCTTGACCTACAAGTTCTGTAACGTCTGTCGCGAGGATGATCGAACCACGCGGTGGATTGCCAAGAACTGGAGAGAACCGCATGCTGACGACCCCGATCTTTGGTTTGCCCTGGTCATAGCTCGCCGCGTTCTCAACTGGCCCTGGAGCATGCAAGCTCTTGGATACCCGGTGCCCTGGGATTCAGCTTACTTCACCTCAGTCACCACATCCCTGATGACCTCTGGCCAGAAATGCTACGACACAGCCTATCAGCTTCTCGTTCAAGGACAGAAGGGTGACAAGGCTGAGAACATGATCAAGCACATCCTCAATCCTCTCTGGGAGCATCGTGAACACATCCGACCCAGGCAGTACGATGAGTTGCGAACCTTCTTTAATCGACTCTCAGCCTTTAAGTACATGGGCCTGTTCTACACCGGCCAGGTCGTGGCTGATCTGAAGTATGCTCAACTGACGAATGCTCTGGACTGGGATTCGTTTGCTGTACCAGGTCCTGGAAGCGAACGCGGCCTCAATCGAGTTCTCGGCAAGCCCAAGGAGTGCGCTTGGACTGTCAAGGGTTGGACCGAAGCACTAGAAAATCTGAGACCTCAGATCAGAATGAAGATCCATGCTCAAGATCTCCAGAATTGCCTCTGTGAGTTCGACAAGTACGAGCGCATCAGACTGGGGGAAGGTCGGGTGCGTCCGTATCACCCTGCTCCTCCTATGGCGACTGAAGGGAGTTCATCATGAGTGAATCTCAGAAGACTCAATGCTGTGAACGTGACGACGATTTTGATGGCAACTGTGACATTCACAGTGCTCCTGGCGTGTACCGTTTTGGTTCTAAAGAGACCGACATGATTTATCCCACTATGATAGCTGCCTACGGTCGGAGACCAACGGTTACTGTCAAAGAGGCCATCTTTTTCCTCATTGATCACAACTCTGACGAACCTTTGCGTCCCACTGAGCTCCTGAGAGATCTCACTACCAGGTTTATCCCACCGTACACATACAGCGAAGTTCAGGATGAGATTTCAAAGCTGCTGGAGGAAAATGTCATTCTGTTAACCCCAAAACTTCGTGTTGTCAGGCAGAAATCCTAGAACCAGGCATCGTCACCAAAGTTATCGGCATTTCCGTTCATCCATGGTGTAGGATCATCGATGAACAGAGGGAAGGGATTCTCCTGAAACTCCATCTGAACTCCCAGTGAAACTCCTACAATTGGCCTGACACTGATCAGAGTCACCATTGCCATCTTGTAAAGAACAAAAGGGAAGGGGATCTTGCCATCCATACGAATGTCGAATCCCTGTGTTGGATTGATGTAGAAGGCGCGCATCTGATCCCACTCCATGGTAATACCCGCAAGAGGCTGAGTCAGGAGTAGAAACGAGTTCTCAGGTGCATTATCCTGACAGTTGCCAGGGTCTGGAACTCCAATGAGCAAGGTTGTATTATTGGCCGTAGTCGTCATGCTTTGAACGACCATGATCGGTCGATATCCTTCGAATTCTTTGACGGCTAAGAGCATGTTATCCTTTGTAGATGTTGACCTCATCCTGAGGATTGAAGCGACGAACCTGACCTGGCTCGCCCAGAAGTGCAACCTTGCCACCTTCCAAAGTCGCTTTCTTCACAGCCATGAAAGTACCTGACATGGCAAGAATATCGCCAGGCTGAATCATATCAGCCGTCACCCAATGAAGTTCCTTTGATCGAGTTGAAGCATACAAACCCCAGTCAACAGTATGATTCAGCTTCTCTCCTCTGGGCACGTCGTTCTCTTCCAGTCCAGGACGGAGGACTCTGTTGTCAGGACCAGTGGTAGTGAATCTCCATTCCACAGTGTCTGGGAAGGCATACTGAACTTCCTCCACCATGTCCTCAAGAGCTTCGTCGATGTTCTCACTGGCACCAGATACCGATATGCGAATCAACTTCTTGCTTGGGTCACTGAAGACATACCCGCGATCAAGGCGGTCAAAGGAATATCCATGAGAGGGCAGTCCATTTGCACTGCAGAACTTCTCATGAAGACACATTATCTTGAGACCACGATCGTTCTTCGTATACATCCTGTACATGGGGAAGACGTATGGTCCGTTATCAGGAGTCCAAATCCACTTCATCTCAGGTGCAAGAGCCGTGGGTGTCTTGTATCCTTCAGGGATGTAGTAACTGGCCTTCTTGCTCATTGATCCGATCTTGGGTGGTTCATTGATTCCCTTGACGATGCCATGATCCCAGTTCTTCCCACAGTCGTTGCACTTGGCTGTCTCAAAGTCAGTCGGCATCAGACTGTAGTCAGTAGATCCACAGCTGGGACACTTCGGCGCGGCGGCGGTCTTGTTGCCATCACGAACGGAGATCAGGGTGATGCCCTTCTCCCTGGCCTTGAACGGATCGACGATGTGGTCTTTCCAGCGCACCGTCCACAGGGCCTTCTCATCTGCCTTGGTAGGAGACTTGACGATGTCGACCATGGGGCCAAACACGTCCACCAACTGAAAGTTACGCTCTTGCTCAGTGGGGAGCAGACCGATGATTTCAGCATGATGCCAAGGATTGGCCGCCAGCAATAGCTTAGAGATCATGTCAGTCCTTTTGTTCCTTCTGCTCTGCCCGCAAACCTGCGATCACTGGAAGCAGGACCTCTTGGATTTGATACATGAAGAAAGAAACCAGTTTCTGAGCACCAGGTTCAGCTATCTGTTCTTCAGTGACTGCATCCCAGATGTCCTCAATGACCAGATTATACCCTTGATCCTTGGTCACATCATTGTGCTTAAGAAAATCAACAAGTTCAGTGGTTTTCATGCTAACCTCCACCTGTTGGAGTAACCGCTATTCGGATTTCTTCCGTAGAATAAAGCATGCCTCTGATTTGCTATACTCCGAAGACGTTCAATGCTGACAAGCTGGATCTGATCGCCAAAGCCAATGTCATCTTGAACCAGTATGCATCAGACGGTTACGATCTTACCTTGCGCCAGCTGTACTATCAGTTTGTGTCCAAGAACTACATCCCCAACTCAGTCAAGGAGTATGTCAAGCTCGGAGATCTCATCTCCGATGCCCGGCTCGCTGGACTCGTGGACTGGTTCATGATTGTAGATCGCGGTCGTGGAATGGTCAAGAACAATCACTGGCAGAAACCCAGTCAGCTGGTCGAAGCGGCGGCGGACCAATTCGCCACAGACAAGTGGGACAACCAAAATCACTATGTAGAAGTCTGGGTGGAGAAGGATAGCCTCCGTGGCATCATCGCCAGAGCTTGCCAGCCTCTCGATGTTCCACATTTCAGTTGCCGTGGATACAACTCTCAGTCGGAAATGTGGGTCGCTGCTCAGCGTCTGCTGGTTGCCCGGGAGAAGGGCAAAGAGGTTCACATCATCCACCTTGGCGACCATGACCCAAGTGGAATCGACATGTCTCGGGATATGGAAGACCGGCTCACAATCTTCACTCGTGACCCAGTCCACATCGACCGTATCGCGCTGAACATGAACCAGATTCAGCAGTACGATCCTCCTCCGAACCCGGCCAAGATCACCGACTCTCGCTATGAGTCATATCGCAAGCATTTCGGTGAGAGTTCCTGGGAACTGGACGCATTGGCTCCGGAGATCATCGTTGATCTCATCGAAACTGCTGTCAAGAAGTATCGCAATCAGGAACTCTGGGACAAAGCTGTCAAGGATGAGAAGCGTGGCAAAGACACACTTCGCTACATCCACCAGTATTTTCCAGAGGTTGTGAAGTTCATTCGTTCCGAGCGCGAGAAGGACGACTCTCCGGTCATCTGTCAAGGATGTGGAGCTACTCAGGCCAACCCTCGCTGCCTGTGTCATGACGAACCTCGACCCAAGTGGATTCTGGAGTAAAATGTCAACCCTCGATGCTTTGAAAGGTTTCTACGAGCAAGAAAAGGATCAGCCTCTCAAACTGATGTATCTGTCTGTTGGCAGCTTGAAGGGTTGGCTTGGAGCATTCATTGTACTTGCTCATGGACCTAACGATGCCGTACTGAAACTGACTCTAGACCACCCGGACATTCAGCCTGATCATATCCTGGGATCGCCACTTTCAGACGATATGATTGTCTCTGAGTCCGATCGGAATAGACTTCTCACCAAGTCAGAAGTGGAAGCTATTTTCGGAAAGCTCGAACATCTGAGAACAAACCTTTGTTGTGGCCATACTCGTGTAGTGGAGGATCAATGAGCCTAGCACCGCAGAATCTCGTAGACAAGAAGTGGACCACAGAGATTTCTCTCACTCAACCAGAGATGAGGGAACTACATGAGTCCGTGGACTTCTTGAAGACCATGCTCAAGGATGCACTAGAACAGGGTCCACTTGTCATTCATTTCATGGATAAGAACTTCTAGATTCCTAACCGTTTGAAACTCGCATCAGGTAGAGAGAAGGTATGAGTCAAGCATATTCTCACGCCACTGTCGCCGCTGCCTTTGAGATCGCCGCCAAGACCACGACGATCGCCCTGACCAAACGGGCCTTCGAATTCGCCATCCTTCGCGACAACCAGATGTACTCTTACGATGGCTGGTCTTTCATCCAGCACATGAACGAACTCTGGATCGAAGGAGAAGTTGACGGTCAGAAACGCTATCGCATGGCAGAGCACCTGGGATTCGGATGGGTGTCTGGTGCCAGTTTAGAGGTAGACACCATCGTGCCAGTGAACTACGTCATCAAGACTGAGTTTGTAAATCCTCCCATACCTGACCGCAGCAAAGACTGGTGCGCGTTCCCAGAAGGTCAGGAAGAAGCCGGTCCCTATGGATGGGGACGCACCGAAGAGGAAGCGATCGAGTCCTTCATGGAGAATCTATGAACGTCGCCGAATACCTCTCCGCTCGCGGCTGGAAACTCTACCGCACAAGGTTTGAAGGAAAACCGGCTCAGTGGTCCTCTCCCTACGAGAACAAGGTATACGATCAGAAAGAAGCATACAAGACCGAGAAAGCAAAGTGGGCCAAGTGAGCCAGTACCTTACATTGCGCGATGTAGACGAGATGCCCATCTCGGATTTCGAAGTCTACAACGAATGGATGGAGGCAGTTCGGCACTTCGGTTACACGATTGCTCTCGCCAATGCCCGGCCTCGTATCGCGCTTCTGCTCAGCATGACTCCTGAGCGAGTTCAAGGTTTCATGGAGAAGTTCGACCTGGAACACAATCCTCCTCGCTTTCCAATAGGTTCTGAAGAAACAGAAGAAATGGAGCTTATAAATGAACAGCCACAATTTTGAACTGATCACGAAGTGCATCGTGATTGTGTTATTTGCTACCATAGCTGGGTTTGGGCAAGCAGCTAAATTTAAATTGTCTCCTGCCTACTCTAAAGCTGCGATTACGGCATTGAACGAGGTAGATGACACCCAGGAAGACTGTATAACGCAGTGGAAAACCAACCTGCGCTATCAGGACACTAAAGTACCAACAGTGTGTGGGTTGAAGTTTTAGGACTTTTTTAACCAAGATCCAGTCTCAGGATTTCTTGACCTGAGAGCCGCCGCTGCTACCATCTTCTTTGAAATTCTTTCTCTGTATTCAGGATCCTTCCATCTTTCTCTGGTACTCTTACCCACGGCCACCTTGAACTCTTGTGTATCCCAATGCATATTTTCTCTTGCATTGGGATCCTTAAAGTACTCTCTCACTCTTTCTCCCACCACCTTTCTCTTCGAAGGATCGTCTTTGTAGTATTCATCCCACATTTCTCTCATGTGCTTCTTATGCTCCGGACTTCCTATCACTAATCGGAGTTTCGCTGGCATTCCTCGTTTTACAGCTTTTCTAGACTGGAGTTTTCTACTCTCCTCCGAAAACTTGAATCCTAGCATGGAGAACGCTGTTCTACACAGATTGTAGCCGAACTCAGTCAGGTAGCATTTCGTTTTATCTATCCAGTGCTGCTCTCTTTCTACCAATTTATCCTTTTCACAGTGCTCGATGATAGAGAACACAAACTTGTCTTCTCCATACTTATCCCAGGCTCTCTGAAATTTGCTGTTAGGGTGAATGCCTCTTCTCAGATCCTCTATATGACATTTCCTCCGCCGGTCAAGTTCAGTGGATGACCCAACGTATCTCTTATTGTTCACGATGTTTAGAAACTGATATACTCCTGATGATTCTCGCATGAGCTCATTACCCCAAATGTTATTTGACTTGGTAGATCTAAGTATGGATACGAAAGTTGAATCAATAATAAGACGTATTCAGAAGCTGTTCAACATGGCGAACAATGCCGCCGGAAATGAAGAGCAGGCATCATCCGCACTTGCCAAAGCGCATGAACTCCTGATGGCTCACAATCTGAGTCTGGCTGTAGTTCAGGACACCGTCGTGAAGGGTGGAGTCCAGAACGGCACCGCCGTCACTGAGGAAGTCCGCAAGCCTGTCACCATCAAGCGCAGCGCGATGTACAAGTGGCAACGCCGGATGTGGGGCACCCTGGCTCATGTCAACCACTGTTTTCACTGGGTTCACGATGTCAAGGATGGGAATCACAAGAGCCGTTGGGTGAAGCGCCACGTCATCTTGGGTCGCGAGAGCAACGTGATCGTCGTCAACCTGATGGGCGAGTATCTCTGTGACACCATTGAACGCCTATGCCCCTATGCTCCGGTCGACCGTCTGAGCCGCGCTGCGGTCAGTTGGCGGGAAGGGGTTGCCGACCGACTCACTGAACGTCTGGTCGATCAGCAGGAGCAAGAAGAGGCAGACAATCGTCCTCCCTGCCCTGAATCTCCAGGCCTCAAGAAGAAGTGGATGGCTCAGTATGCCACCATGGCCCTGGCTCTCAAGGATGTCCGCAAGACGGAGTACGAAGCCAACTATGATGCCGTCCGTGGCGAAGGTGCCTACAAGAAATCTCAGGAAGCACGCAAGGTATCCGCAGTCGAAGCTGAGAGAATTCAGCAGGAGCGGATCGAGTTTCTACAGAACGAAAGTCCTTCGGATAAGAGGAAGCGCGAAGCTGAAGAAGAGCGCAGACGCATTCGTTCGAACGTGGAAGCGGAGCGCAGCTATCGCCGGCAAGAGCGTGAACGGCTGGACGATGCGGCTCGTACCGACTGGCGCGCATATGACAAGGGCAAGAAGGTTGGTGATGGCATCAGCCTTACAACTCAGGTGGGTGGTTCAAGCTCCAAGCCCACTCCGGCACTGGAGGGATGATGGCTGACGATTTTGTAAACGAGCACTGCGACTTCTGTTACTCAACAAACGTGGTCCACCATTTTCCTTGTCTGGACTTTGACAGTGAATCAAAGAACTCGGGTGTGGTATTCCTTCATCCAACGGATCACCTGCCGGTCAATGTCGTCCTTGCAAGCAGTGACTACTGGGCTGCCTGCCCGGCTTGCAAGGAACTGGTCGAGAAGGAGGATGTCCTCGGGCTGGTGAAACGAGCGATTGAGGAAGACGAAGAGGGAGAAAGGCTTTCCATCACCAGCAAGTTGAAGGTTGCCATTCACCTGCGCCAGACCTATGAGATGTTCTTCAAGCTGCGCATCCGCGATGGGAAGAACAGGGTCGTCCCTGTCCCTGAGTCTTAAAGGAAAATCTCACTACACAATCCTATCTTAGAGGATAGGTCATGAAATTTGCGTCGAAACTTCTTCTTGCTACTTTCCCCACGAGGATTGACATTCCCGAAGAGCAGCGTGTGGCACTTGTAGCTCTGATGAATGCGACTTTGAAGAGCACCATTTGCGCCTCTTTGGCAGTCAAGTTTGCTCACTGGAATGTGAAGGGAGGAGGTTTTCATCCCACCCATAAACTCTTTGACGACATCTATGAGCATTTGCTTGATGCCGGCGACACAATCGCAGAGCGCATCACTGCCTTGGGTGGAGTGGCAGAGGGCCTTTACCAGATGTTGGGAGAGCAGCCTGTGTATCAGGCCATCCAGCCTGGACAAGACGTGACCTCTCACATCCAAGCCGTGGCTGACACTCTTGGAAATGTGATCAATCAGTATCGGAAAGCCTCTGAGCTATCCGGAAACATGGATCTGAACACCCAGGATGTGTACATTTCCCTGGGTCGTGATATCGAAAAGGATTTGTATTTCATCGAAGCGACAGAGAATGGTTAGCCGATCCTGGCTCTCTGATGGTAGAGAGTATCATGGCTCAGTGCATTATTTGCGGTGCTAAACGGTCAATCGGTCGCGGTATCTGTATGAATCAGTGCTTCTGGATCCTCCCCGGATGGGTGGGATTCAATGTCAGCACAAGCGAATACAAGATCGTCGATCACCGGGCCACAGGTCTATCCAGCCTCTACAGCTTCAATCGCAAGACCGGAAAGGTCACTCCTCCCACGTTTCCGAAACTGGTGGAGTGCGCTCAGGCTTTGGGCTGGCCAGGCAGTACCTCTTCGCCAAGCCAGCCGACTTTCTGCTAGTAGTCGTTGTCGTCATCCCACCACATCACATCCGACGAATTCTTGCTGGAGTACCTGACCAGCCAGATAAATCCAACCAGCAGTGCTCCTGCAACGATCAAGCCTACAACCTTCATTACATTCCTCCAGCTGAATTATAGTACTCAGTACCTGAAACTCCTCTGAGTTCGGTAGAATGAAGTGGAGGATACATCATTGAGCACCCCACCAAAACTATATGCCTCAGAAGAAGAGGCACGAGCAGACAATCCTGAGCTATTCGCAGCAGCAGACGCAAAACGCAAAGCAGAAGCGGCTGAACAACCTGTTTCTACTGATTGGCGTGCCCAGAAGAAAGCCCAACCGGATAGACCTGAGTTTGTCACGAAAGACATGGAATTGGCGAGTAATGACCAGCGCCTTCGTCGTAATATCCAATGGGGAGTCGTCAGAGGACTGCTTCTCTACTCACTGTTCGTGATTCCTGTGGTGGGAATTCTGCTTGCTGTTTTGATAAGTGGCGGGAGGTAACATGAAAAAGTTAGGACCGAGAATGACCATCAATGTGATAGCCGGGGTGATTACATTGGGTATTGGCATAGCCTTTATAGTCCAACTGCCACCTTCTCCTCAACAGGTAACATCAGAGACACAATTCCAGTTAGCTGGAAGTGGAGGATTGAGCATTCGCAAAAAGATGAGAAATCCAGACAGCTTGGTCATAGAGAGTGCCATTGTCATGGATGATGACAAAACCGTGTACTATACTTTCCGATCTCAGAATGGATTTGGTGGTATGGGTTCTGGTCGGGCTGTAGTTATCTACGGTCTTGCGATAGCTCCCATACTGAATTCAAACAGTGATCTCGAAAGAGGAGAGTTTGTCAAGTTGTGGAATAAACACTGTGCAGAATCAGGCACGGACGTCACGGAAAAGGTTGAATATTTCTTGCAGCACGATACTCTTTGAGCGCACGCATCATGACGAGGAATTCGTCGGAAGTGAAGAATCTACTCTTGACTCGGTTACAGACTGGACAGCACACCACGAGGTTGTCTTTGTGATAGCCTTGTGCGTTGTCTTTGCGATCTAAGTGATACGCAGGACTGCTGCCATCGTATTCACTCCAAGTTATTTCCGCTTCACAGTAGTAACAATGACCAATTCCTTCTCCAACAAATTCTAGGAATTCCTCATAAGTGAGTGAAACCGACTGACCACCACGATCAGCATTTTTCGCAAGAAAATTGTAAATGTATTCATAAGGACGACGACGTCTCCAAGGATTGGGATGCTTTTTCGCACAGCCGCAACTGACCGTCGTTCCATTTCTCAGGTTATTGCTATTGACCGGCTTCATCTTTCCACAATCGCAAAGACAGTTCCAACGACAGCGACCTGCAGACGCTTTTACAACCAGCTTTCCAAAACGTCTTCCTGCTAGATTCTCTCCTCCTACGTTACAGCAAGAAAGACACTTAGAATTTGCTAACTCAGCATCCTCATAGCTATACTTACTCTTGTATGCTATCAAGTTTCCACACTGAGGACAAAATCTACATGCCAGAGCCTGTACCTTCAATACCTTCTCCATCGCCCTCTTCTTCCACTTCATCAAGACCCATACCTTTTGCCAGTCTCTTCCAGAGGTCGGTCTTCTTGATGATCACGTCTGTGATGCTTCCGTACAATGAACCGAGTAATTCATTAAACTTGGAATCGTTGACAGTGAAGAGGTCGTCTTCTAGTTGGCGCTTGACTGTCTCGGCATCGATGTTCAGGAAGTCCAGAATAATCGATACTGGGAGAGAGCCTTTTGAGTAGATATTATACAACATGTCGTAGAGGTCACCACTATCCCTCAAAGCCATACGAGAGAAGGTTACGTGCGGATACACCCACCTGGGTCGTCCAAATTTATCAACTTCATAGAATCCCTTCTTCATAGCGATGGGCTTGAAGATCTGATCCTCAATCAGTCCGCTGATGAGATCGCGGAACTGGACATATCTGGTGTTAAGGATTTCGAGCTGGATACGGTTTCCAGAATACATTCCTTCACCAATGAGGATCTCAGGAGAAAGTCCAAGTCCGATTGCGAGATCGGAATTGGTGTGAGCCCATTCTCCGTCCAGAGATAGGAGCCGTCCTTCACTTCCAATTTCATTCCACTGACAGTCGTAGTTCACCACAATCGTGTAGTCTGGATCGGCAATCGCTTCGTCCACGTGAGCACGAAGGGCTGCCAACTCGGAGGTTGGGCATTCAGGAGCGATGATCAGCCGCTTTGGCGTCATGTTACGCGAAGCGATCATGGTCTGCGCCTGACGCAGTTTGTCACGATAGAGAATGGTGCGCAGTACCGGCTGCAGGCTTGAACGACCGTGCAGTTCGTATCCGCTCTTCTTACGAGCGAAGTGAATGACGTACGATCCTTCGAAGGGATCCTGATTCAGGTTGATGGCGCCAGTAGCCTGCAGTCCATCCTTCACACTCTGAGGAACATTGATGTCCTCGGTGTACTGCTGCTTCTGCTGCTCTGGTGGCTTGTAGTAGATGGAGGGACCGTCGCCTTCCATCTCACCATCGTTCTTGACTTCAATCTGTTCAGGAGGAAGAGTTCGGATGCGATCAATGCCCAAGTAGTCCGGATTGACCACGTGACTGAAGAGCTCAAGTTCTTCGCCGCGCTGCTTGCTGACTTCCTTGAGTTCCTCGAGCAGTTCCTTCTTTTTCTTGAGGAGCTTCAGGTAATGCTTGAGTTCCATCAACTCTCGCTGGCGAGCCACCGACTGACCGATAGCCATGGCAGGAGATCCGCCAACTTCATCGGCTGAAACTCCGCCACCGCCGCCTCCACCACCGCCGGAAGGAATGGGGCCACCGTCATCGCCCATGACTCCTGCGCCACCGCCGCCACCCATGGGAGCACCTTCACCACCGGCTTCGGGGTTGCCATCCTCATCCTGACCATTGGCGCCAGGAGCATCATCGGACATCTCTTCATTGGCTTCACCGGACTGAGCACCAGCCGCCTCAGCATCAACAGGAGGTTCAGCAGGTGGAGCAGCCATCTTGTGGATGAGCTCAAGTGTATTCGAAGATCCGTTCGCGATGATCTTTCCCTGCTTGTCGAACTTCAGGTGATGCTTGGCCATGAAATCAGCCAGAGACTGGGCACTTGCAAGCAGTCTCTTTTGGAACTTGTAAATCTGTGCATCTACCAGCGTCAGGTTCTCTTTGGGATTGAAAGAGATGCCGGCTTTCTTGATCTTGAGGATGTCCTTCTTCATGCTTTCAGAGGACTGATGGAGGGCCGGAGTCAACCAATCCATGCCGTGGCTTTCACCGCCAAGTTCGGCATTCTGAGATTCCTTCATGGGATCGTTGCTGGGACCGCCGCGTTTGTTCTTACTGAGAGCCTTCTGGGCTTCCTCGCAAACTTCAACTTTCTCTTCTGGTTCCTCAACAAAGAGGAATGCCTCACCGATGGTCCAGTATTCACGGACTGCATCGATCAGGGTCTGGAACATCTTGGTGTCGTTCACCATGCCCTGGTAGAAGTCGAAGATGAAATCAGCAAATTCTTCCGATGTGCACTTGGGCTTCTCCAAGGTCATCTTGGACATCGGGAGTTCTGTGTGCAGGTTGATGGCGGAGTTGACCACAGGGTCGCGGTCATAGGCGATGCGATAGTAGCGAAGCTCTTCAGGTCGGGAAGCAGGAAGCTCGAGGGCGTCTACCGGGAACTCGAAACCCATATACCCGATGTTGCCTGAGTCTCCAATGTTCGCGTATCCCAGATTGCCATCACTGAACAGGCCTGCTACTTTGCTGGCAGCACCGCCGCCTCGAGCAGCTTCACGGATATTTCGAATCCGATCCCGATAAGCAATGTCTTCTCCCAGTCGTCCTTGACCATCGACCGCACTGTAACGTCCAGCACTGCCATACTCGCGAGTGCGGGTGGTCGTGGTTCCATTTGCATCAACAGTTGTAACGACCTGCGATGCTATCTTCCGAGGAGTCACCACCTGAGAAGGATTGACTTCCACGTTGGATCTGTTCCTAGCTTTGTCCTGTGGAAGCGGAACCTTTGCCACTTTCGTGACTTTTTCATCATTGGGCATAACAGAACCTCATATATTGCACCGAATAGCCAGAATTTGAGCTATTTGGAGTCAATCTCTGCTTTAGCTGCCTGGAACAGAGATTTGATATCGACCGCATCCTCTGGTGGAGTGTTGGGTAGATCTGCAAGAGGTTCGTTTGTGATTTGATGTTTGATGGTGGTCGCCTTCTTGCGACGCTGGACTCTCTTATGTTTCTCGTGAGCCTCTTCCATGTGTCGGGCTTCTTCGATCTTCATCTTCCTGAGTCCGTCCAACTCGTCAAAGACAACTCTCATCTCTTCGGCGATTGGCTTCAACTCATCCATCTGAACTTGAGAGTGTTCCTCAAGGAATCGTTTGAACCAGGACATGGTGATGCGAGAGGCTTCGCATGCGTTGGTTAGGATTTGTTTCTGGAGATCAGAGCGAGAAGATTTCAGATGGAGGGCGAGTCGGAGGATTTCCTGTGACTCGTTGGCAACTGCATCGGCCCTGGCTGCTAGAGCCTTGCCCAGACTGTTTTCTTCTCGAGTCAGGATGATGTGGTCCATCAGGCTGACCATCGCGACATGACAGGTTTGAACAGCCTGCACTGCATAGGCCATCTGCTTGTAGAGAGTGGAAGCATCGTACTCGAGAAGAGGGCTGTTGCGGATCATCTTCACGTTGTTAGTTGGTGCCTTGGATTTCTTAGCCATCACTTCTCCAGAATGTTCTCAACTGGACATCCCATCCAGTAGTGACACCGGCCACAGTAGGGGACTCCATCAACATCATAGATGCCGTTGTCCTTCTCATCATGCAAGTAACCATTCTTGCCAGAGACATGAGGAGCTTTGGGACAATCTCTACCATGCACAAGCAGACCTGGATCGTGAAGAACTTTTGTCTCTTGAGCAATTCCAAATTTCAGAAAACTCATGTCGTCCTCACTCCCTTATGAATGAGTCCGGA